TTGGTGGCTAACTGGGACGCACCCTTATCGCAAGACGCCAACTGGCCCCATCAGGGGGCGTGTGGTCGCCGTCGATTTTTTGAACGGAGTCGATAAAATCATTCTCCCGCTTTACAAGCAGTGGTTGCCCAAGTCTTACCTAGTAAACGGCAGCTGGGAGCAGAGTTATAGCCGTGAACGCCACGTGCTTACCCTAAGCAATGGCTCATTTGTGGAGTTTATGTCCCAAGACCAGGACTTGGACAAGTTCGCTGGGTCATCCAGGCACTTTATACACTTTGACGAGGAGTGCCCCCAGACAGTATTCAGGGAGTGTCTAGCCCGCCTTGTCGATACGGGCGGTGTTTGGTGGATGTCCCAGACCCCAGTTCAGGGCATGGAGTGGATTTATGACGATATCTACATGCCAGCTAAAGAAGGAAAGAAGAACATTGGAATCACAGAAGCAACCATCCACGATAACCCGTCGCTTAGCCGAGATGCTATCGATAGGTTCTTGGAAATGCTTCCAGAAGAGGAGCGAGACATCAGAGCCAAAGGGCAGTACATGCACCTTGGCGGGTCAGTCTTCCCAGATTTCTCACCATCGACACATTGTATTCCCAGAGGCGTTTTCCACCCCACGCCTGAACATCGGATTGTCAGGACAATGGATTCTGGTTACACCAATCCCACAGTTTGGTTGTGGCTTGCCATTGCTCCAGACGGAACTATCACAGTATTTAGAGAGCACTATGCAGCGAAGAAAACCGTCGCAGAGCACGCTACCATCGTTAGTGGCATCACCAGAGATATTGAAAGAAAGTATGGCTGCGAGGTCTGGCTTACCACAGGAGACCCCGCCATCAAGCAGACTAAAGAGCATACTGGCACGTCTATTCTTCAGGAATACGCCAAACACAAAATCTACATCTCAGTAGACCAGATACCCACAGACCGCCGTATTGGCCTAGAAAAGATTCAGCAGTACCTGAAAATCAACCCCAAAACCAATAAGCCATGGCTGATGATTACGGACGATTGCCCCAATTTGATTGCGGAATTACCGAAACTCAAGTGGCGTAAATGGGCGTCTACTAAGATTGCAGAGCAACATAATAAGCTAGAGGATATTCGTGATAAGGATAACCACTGCTATGATGCTCTTAAGTACGCTATGACCTTCATGGACGACTTGACACCAGAGCAGCTAACAGGCAGAGAACCAGGCGGTTTTCACTCTGTCTTTGGCGAAAGGTTCAAGCCAACTGCGAAGTTCAAAGAATACGACGACCTCGACGAATGGGGAGACGCTTGGAGTGACCCTACTCCAGTCCGTTCCCTAGAAGGATACTAATGAGACAATTCAATTACTTCGCAAACGGCGGCCCCTTCCCAGGCACCTGCCTAAGTTGCGGAAACAATAAAGAACTATTTGACCTTGGCAAGGACGAAGTGACCAGTGCCAGCTATTTGCTGTGTAACCGTTGCGTTTCCGAACTTGCCTCCTTCACGGGCCACATCCTAAAAGAACCAGCCATGAGGGAATTTGACCACCTGAAATCTCATATTGCAGAGCTAGAGGCTCAGGTAAAGAAAGCACCAGAATTAGTAGAAGGATTGATAAATGGAATTCGTAGTACCGTTGCTGATTTTGTCCTCGCTGTTTCTAGCAGCAGTGACAACAGCCGCAGTGTATCTGTTCAAAATGATTCAGGTAATACAGGCAAGCCAGCTAGACCTCGAAAAGCAAAGAACAGCGACGACGAAACACCTAGCGAATCTGTTAGCGACTAAAGACCCACTTGCTTTTCAGCAGGTGCAAACAGTCTCTTATCAGCCAGAGACAAGCTATACTGGACCTTATCTATCAGGTGACGAAATCGAACTGATGGAACAGCAGCTTGCCCAGATGGACAAAGCTTGGAACAGGGCTGAAGATACGGAATAGCGGATGGCAAACAACGAGCAGTATTACGCTGGCAAAGATGGCCAGTATATTCCAGGCGCTCAATTTGAGGGCGAGATGGCCGATGACACTCTTCTCAACAAGTTCAAAAAGAAAGAAGAGTCGAAGAAGCTAGTTGCTTGGATTCGCTCTGAGTACGAGAAGCTAAAGTCGAACCGCAAAACTGATGAGCAAGACTGGTATCTACAGATTGCTTTTTACAACGGCTACCAATACCACGCATGGCAAACAATCGGCTCTGGCCAGGTTCTCCGTGAAGAGCCAAACCCAGCCAACTTGCCTCGCATTACGGTAAACCGCATTGAGCCAATCATCCGTACAGAGATTTCCAAGACAACATCTGGCCGTCCGTCGGCAATGGTTGTGCCTTCAAGCAATGACGAAGATGACTTGATGGCTGCGAGCGCCGCTGAGCAAGTTTGGCAGTCTATGTATGACGACTCAAACTTCCAGACAGACATTCTTTCAAAGTCAGAGTTCTGGCGTGCAACAACTGGTAACGCATTTATCAAAACCTACTGGGATGGCAGCGCTAGGCACATTGCGCCAATGCCAGTGACTGACCCTTTTACTGGCGAGAAAACTGTTATTCAGCAAGAAGTTTCTCGTGGCAAGGTTCAGTACGAAGTAGTTTCGCCTTTCCACCTATTTGTTCCTGACCTATCTGAAGAAGACCTTGAAGAGCAGCCATACATTTTCAATGTCTACACAAAGAGCGAAGAGTGGGTCAAGTCCACATTCGGCAATGTTCTGCCTAAAGACTTCACGCCTACCAAAGTTGCAGCTAGCGAAATCTTTGACGCTGCTTTGATGGACCAGCGCAACACGGCAACTGTTAAGCCTGAGAGCGTTCTAGTTATTGAGATGTGGGCTAAGCCAAATGGTTGCCCATATCTGCCAAAGGGCGGGCTTGTCACAATTGTCGACAACGAAATTGTTCAGTTTGCTGAGAACGGCATCCCGTATGCCCACAAGAACTACCCGTTTGCTCACACCTACACAATTCCGACTGGAAAATTTTACCGTCGTGGTGTAGTCAAGAACATCATCCCATTGCAGCGTGAATACAACAGAGTGCGCTCGCAGATTATTCAGGCAAAGAACCTGATGTCTAAGCCTCAAATGATGTTCCAGGAAGGCTCTGTGGACCCACGCAAGGTCACAGCTCGTCCAGGTATCTGGATTCCAGTTCGCCCAGGCTTTAGTTTCCCAACACCAGTGCCAATTCAACCACTGCCTAACTATGTTTTGAATGAAGTAAAACAACTAGAGGCAGACTTTGAAGACCTATCTGGTCAGCACGCTGTTTCTCGTGGTGAGAGCGGAGGAGTTACTGCTGCTACCGCCATCAACTACTTGCAGGAGCGTGACGACGCTTATCTGACCACAGTGTTCAACTCCATCGAAGCTGCGATTGAAAAGATTGCAAAACAGTCACTCAGCTTGTTTGTTCAGTACGTAGATGAGCCACGCCTAGTCAGAGTGGTTGGAGCTGATGGAGCATTTGATGCACAGATGTTGGCTGGCGCTGACATCGCATCTGGCCTTGACATCCGTATCGAATCTGGCTCAGCCTTGCCAACAAGCAAGTCTGCACGTCAAGCCCTAATCACAGACTGGATGAAGCTTGGCTTTATCACCCCGCAAGACGGTCTACGTATTCTCGACATGGGTATGCTCAAGCAGTACTACAACCTGCTTAAGATTGATGAGAACCAAGCTCAGCGTGAAAACCTGATGATGAAGAAGCTCACTCAAATGGAAGTTGAAATGTTCCAGCAAAATTGGGAGCAGGGCGTTATGCGTGGCGACCAAGATAAGGTTGTGCCTGGCCAGTTCGACGCCAATGGCCAGCCTATTGGTCTAGCGGTTCCGCCAGCCATCCCCGTAAACGACTGGGACAACCACGCTATGCACGTCGAAATTCACAACAGATTCCGTAAGTCCCAGAGCTTTGAACTTCTTGACCCAGCCGCTAAGGCTGAGTTCCAGAAGCACATCTCTATGCACCAAGCAGCTTTGCAGCAACAAATGATGCAACAGGCTATGATGGGACAAGCACAAGAACTTCCAGCTCTACCACAGGGTGGCGCTGGAGAAGCCCCTCCGCAGGCAGGGTTTACTGAACCACAACTATAAGGAAAGAATAAATGGCTGAAGAGACGCAGATTGAGACGACTGAGCCTGTAGTAGATACAGAAGCTCCAGCGGTTGAGGCTCCAGTTGAGCCTGAATACAAAGCACACCCAGCTCACGAGAAACTACTAAGTGAGCTTCCAGAGGCTTGGCACCAAAAGGTTTTGCCACACCTACAGGAGCAGGATAAATACTTCCAGCAAGAAATTGAGAAGTATGGCCCGTACAAGGAGTTTGTAGAGGCAGGCATTGCCCCAGAAGTTCTCCGTGGCGGAATGAACCTAGCCAAGGCTATTGAGACCCAGCCACTTGATGTCTACGAATCTCTGACCGACTACCTCAAGCAGAATGGCCTACTTGCAGAAGATGCCAGGGCAGCTGCACGTGAAATTATGGAGGATGAGTCTGGAGAAGACTTCGAGGACATTTTTGACGGTGAAGAGATTCCTGCAGCTTTGAAGCGTGAGCTTCAGGAGCTAAAGCAGATGACTCAGCAACAGCAGGAGTATCTATACAACCAGCAGCTTGAGGTTGAAACCCAAAAAGAGCTAAAGGCTTTAGAAGAGGGTATGTCCAAGCTACGTTCCCAATACCAGATTTCCGAAGCGCATGAAATCGCTATTTATGACATCATGAACGCAGCAATCAATGCTGGCCGTGACATTACGCTGGATGATGCAGCCAAGCAATTGGCAGCAATGATTCCTGGCGGGTTCCAGTCAGCTACACCTAGAGCATCATCCGAGCCAGCCCCAACCGTTATCGGTTCTGCTGGTGGAGCGGGTATTCAGGCTCAAAACCTGAGCGTTCCTAAGGACGATGCTGAAAAGCGTGAGATGCTAGCGAAGATGTTTGAGCAGTATAAAAAAGCGGCTCAATAGTACATTTTTACAGGATTTGCAACTAAAGTTGCAAGTACCAGTGATAAACTGGTGGTAGTCCACGTACAGCCCCTAAGAGGGTCAGGGCAGTGACGAATTTTTGTTTATTGTTATCTACTCTTAGGAGAGTGAATTATGGCTGGTCAGGGAATTCTGACTTTCGCCTCGGAAGCACTGAAGCTCGTTTATGGCGACCTTCACCTGCAGCTGAGGGACAAGACGCCAGCTCTTGACTTCATCAAGGCTTCGTCTTCAAACATTACCCGTAACGGTAAAGAGGTAGTCTTCGACACCCACATCGGACGCAACCAGGGAATTGGTGCTCGTGATGTTCGTGAGAAGCTACCAACCGCTGGTGCCCAGAAGTACAAGCAAGCCAAGCTATACCTCAAGAACCTCTACGGTTCAATCGAGGTAGACGGACAGCTGTTCGAGCAGGCTGCTGAGGACTACCAGGCATTTATCAATGTCGTAGACAACGAAATCAAGGGTCTTCGTCGTGACCTAGCGGTAGACATGAACCGCCAGATTTACGGTGACGGTTCTGGAACCATCGCAGTTGTAAAGACTGCAAACGCTGGCGACACCACTGTTGCATTCGACTCGGTTCACTGGGTTGATTACGGCATGATTGTCGATGTTCTCGACGCATCAAACAGCTTCGCACAGCTGCACAACGAGGTAGAGGTTGTCGGAATTGACACCGCTACTGGTGTTGTAACCTTCAACACCGCAATCACTTGCGACGCTGGTGACATCATCGTTCGTGCATCTAACACCACAAACTCCCGCAACAAGGAGCTAACTGGTCTAGCAAAGATTGTGTCCGCTTCTGGCGTGCTACACGAGATTGACCCAGCTACCACACCAGTGTGGAAGGCAACTGAGGTCACACTCGGAACCGTCGGAAACCCAGGCACTCTGACTGAGCTTGACCTGATTTCCCTGGTACAGAAGGTAGACAAGCAGGGTGGTGACGTAGACGTATTCTTGGCTAGCCCAGGTGTATACAACGCCTACTGGAACCTACTGCAGTCATTCCGTCAGTTCTCTGGCAATGCTACCCTGACTGGTGGACAGCGCTCATTCACATTCGAAGCTCTTGGCAAGCCAATCCGCTTCGTATCTGACTACGCTGCTCCAAAGGGCACCCTCTACGCTCTATCGTCCAAGGAACTGGTTATGAACCAGAAGAAGGACTGGAGCTGGATGGACCGTGATGGTTCAATGTGGAGCCGTGTTGCTGACACCGACGCTTACGAAGCTCGCTACTACCTGTATGCAGAGCTTGGTACTTACCGTCGTAACGCACACGCAAAGCTCTCCAACATCGCTGAGCTTGGCGGTATCTAGCCAATAAATCCCAAAGGGAGCTGGTTCGTCTCGCCAGCTCCCTTTGGCATTTCTATAGAATAGAGCTATGAGAGTTATTAACTTTGCCCAGCTAGACGGGCTTTATACGGACCACCAGCGCAGAGTCGCTGAGGTAATCAAAGAAATATTTCCTACCGTGAGGCTTCTCCGTATGGAGCCAGGCCATCCCGATTTTGACCCAGAGAGACCATTTGCTTTAGTAGATGAGCCACCTCTAACTCCGCCATATTTGATTCGTAACCTAGCGGAATCAGAAATTGACCACAGACTTATAGCTTGGTTGGCAGAGAATAACATGCGAGACCCGAATTCGACGGTCAATAGGCTACAATTGTTGGAGATGTCCAACGCTCTGCTAAAGGCTAAGGAAGAGGCGGACTGGCACGCTGAGAAAGCAGACATCATGAAAAGTGCCATGAAAACCAAGAAACATACTTGGACCCATGATGGCAAGACTCTAAGGAAGTAGCCATGCCAGCAGAGGAGTTTTCCTACACGGGCGACGATGTAGCATTCAGAGTTAGGTCCTCCTTCGGAGACTTCTCTGGAGCACAGCTCGGTGACGCCGCAATCTTGTCCTGGATAAATGACGGACAGCGGGAAATCGTAAACAGCAACACTTTGTTGCGGGCTACGAAATACGCCAACATTGTTGCCAATCAGCAGGATTACACATTCCCGAATGACAAGGTTTTGGCTATTGAGGCTGTCTACATTGATGGCTACCCAATCCAAAACGTCTCCCCTCAGGCTGCCCGTGAATACATTCTGAAGCTTGACCCGACGCTAATGCTAGAAGCTACAAGGCCAGAAGTTTGGTACGAAAGAGCTGGCGTAATTACTTTTTACCCAACTCCAAAGCAAAGCATTACAAATGGGCTAAAACTTGAGTATCTAAAATACCCAGTTAGCCTGACCACTTTGAGCGGGATGCTGGGCATTCCAGACCGCTACTTCAATGAGCTAGTTACTTATGTAATCGCACAGGCACTGGAGGCAGATGAAAACTACGATGCTGCAAGCTACAAGTTCCGTCAGTTTAGGGATGGCCTAGACAGATTGAACTTGAAGGACAACCTCTCGCAGGTAGACCTTTATCAGTCCATCCTTCCAGACCCAGATGATTACATGTAATGTCAAGAACAATACGTGAACGAAGCGCTACCCTCCAGAACTTTACTGGCGGGCTAAACAACTATTGGGACCAGTCCTCAATTCAGGACAATGAGCTTGCAAAACTTGTCAATTTTGAGGTCACTACTAACGGTGCTCTGACCTCACGCCCTCCAATTTGGTACGAAAAAAACCTTGCTGGAAATTCAATTATTTACACCCCAGAAACCGATGAGCCAATCGACATTATTGGAACGTATGTCCAAAATAACGGCACCCGCTCCCTGGTTATTGTCACAGACGACAAGACATGGCTTTACAATGTGGAAACAAGAGCATGGACTCAGATAGCG